TTTGGGGGTAGCCTGTTTAGTGCTATGCACGGTAGCCTTGTCACGTCTTCTCTTGTTAGGGAGACGACTGAGGACATGTCTCAAAACTATGGCTATAAGTTTGGACAAGAAGAAGAAACTTACAACATCGTAGCAGCACATGGCTACTTCGGACGTCTCATCTTCCAATACGCGAGTTTTAACAACAGCAGAAGTCTGCACTTTTTTCTGGCTGCTTGGCCTGTTGTTGGTATTTGGTTCGCTGCCCTTGGTGTTAGCACGATGGCTTTTAATCTTAACGGCTTTAATTTTAACCAGTCCCTTCTTGATAGTCAGGGACGTGTTGTTCGTTCTTGGGCAGACATTCTTAACCAAGCCAACCTTGGATTCGAAGTCATGCACGAACGCAACGCTCACAACTTCCCTCTGGACCTTGCTTCTGTTGAGGCAACTCCGGTGGCTCTATCCGCCCCTGCCGTAGGCTGATATACTGGATGCCGTCCGTTCATCCCACTTGTGGGACGCATGTCACCTAATCATGGAACGGGGGTTAGGTACTTTCATCTAAGATCATGACTCAAGTCGAATTGGATGCCCGTATTCGGGAGCAACAGGCAGCACAAAAGGCAGCTAAGCTTAAGTATCGCGGCATTGCTTACAAATCTCACGCTACTAAATTCTGATGTTTCACACCTTTGGTGGCAAGGCTAATCCCGTCAAGTACGGTATTCCTGCCGCACCCACTCCTACACCTGAACCAGAACCGGAACCTACAGAACCTGTAGAGTCTGAAGAATAGTAAACGGGAGTCAGGCACCTCAGAGTCGGACCTGGCTCCTCTTGGCGTTGGCCTCTACGGAGATACCCTTCGCCGTCTAGACGGTGGGATAGACCACAACATATCGCTACAAAATTTTCCAAACGTTTGGGAGCAAGTCTATTTAATTTCTTACTCCTTTAAAAATGGCACATCAAAACTCTGCTGAGCCTCTTGCTGATCTTACGCAACTTGGCTCTTCTAACTTTGGCGCGGATACCCGTGCTCTGTATCTCAAGCTTTTTAGCGGTGAGATGTTCAAAGGTTTCCAGCAAAATACCATTGCTCGTGACCTGATCATGAAGCGGACTCTCCGTAACGGTAAGTCCCTGCAATTCATCTACACTGGTCGCACGACTGCTGAGTACCACACTCCTGGTAACAGCATCCTCGGTAACAGCGACGGTGCACCTCCCGTGGCTGAGAAGACCATCACCTGTGATGACCTGCTGATCAGCTCGGCTTTCGTGTATGAACTGGACGAAGTTCTGGCTTAAAGTAATGGGTCAGAATAAAATAAATTGGAAGAATTGCTGGAACCCTAAGTCCTTTTGGATATGGCAATCAGCAGCCGAGCTCTTCACGCTTGAAGAGAAGGTTCAGAGACTAGGTGGTTTGGGAAGCGTCCCATGTAATACACCATTAGCATCCAACACCTTCGGGTGAAGATATAGTCCGATCCTACTAGAAATAGTAGATAAATTGCATTACGATCTGCGTTCGGAGATCAGCCGTAAAATCGGCTACGCTCTCGCAGAAAAATATGACCGTCTGATCTTCCGTGCTATCGCTAACGGTGCTCGTAAGGCTTCTCCTGTGTCTGCCACCTCCTTCGCTGAGCCTGGTGGTACTCAGGTCCGTGTTGGCACCACTGCTAACTTCTCGGATGCTTATGATGACGCTGCTCTGGTCGCCGCCTTCTATGACGCCGCTGCTGCGCTGGACGAGAAGGGTGTGAGCCAAGAGGGTCGTGTTGCTGTCCTGACTCCTCGTCAGTATTATGCACTGCTGCAAGGCATCAACTCCAATATCCTTGTCAACCGTGACGTTCAGGGCGATGCTCTGCAGTCCGGTAAGGGTATCATGAGCATTGCTGGTATTGAGATCTTCAAGTCTACCAACATTCCTTTCTTCAGCAACTACGGTACCAAGTTCGGTTCGACCGGCGGTACTACCGACACTGGTGTTGCTTCTCCTGGTAACCTGGGTGACTTCATCGACACCAGCATGGAAGATGCTGACGCTGCTGCTACCGGCATCAACAACGAGTATGGTCTGGGTACTGAGTTCAGCAAGTCCTGCGGTCTGATCTTCCAACGTGAAGCTGCCGGCGCTGTTGAAGCTATTGGTCCTCAGGTCCAAGTCACCAGCGGTGACGCTTCCATCATCTACCAAGGTGATGTGATCGTTGGTCGTCTCGCCATGGGCGCTGACTACCTGAATCCTGCTGCTTGTGTGGAACTGTTTGCTGGCGCTGCCTCTGGCGACGCTGCTTTCTGATCTTTAATTCGATCAATACTGGGGGTCCTTCGGGACCCCTTTTTTTTATCTTTCGATAGGTAACTATGCCCTTTCCTACTTATGCTGCGTCCACCGAACTGGATGCTGTAAATCAAATACTTAGCTCAGTGGGACAGGCTCCTGTCACCACACTAGATCTGCAGAACCCTGAAGTATCTATTGTACTCAACACTCTCCGGGAAGTTAATCGTCAAGTTCAATCTGAAGGTTGGATCTTCAACACTGAACGTGAGTATGAGATGACTCCCGACAGCTCTACTAATCAGATTGCATATCCATATAATATGCTGCAGATTGATACTAATACTGAGTATCATAAGAACAAGTATGATGTAGTTCGCCGTAACGGTAAACTATATGATCGTCTGCATCATACCTTTACTTTTACTGATTCTATTAAAGCAGACGTTGTTTGGTTCTTTGACTTTACCGACGTTCCTCCTGCTATTCAAACCTATATTACTGCCCGAGCTGCTCGCATGTGTGCTACCAAGATGATTGGTGACCGTGAGCTTAATGCACTTCTCCAAGAACAAGAATTTAACACTAGAGCTTCTGCTCTTGAATACGATTGTAATCAAGGCGATTACTCTATGTTCGGGTTCAGAGATGGTGAAAATTATTACAATAGCTATCAACCCTTCCAAGCATTGATGCGATGAGTACTGTAACCCAAAGGATTCCCAATCTTCTATCTGGCATTTCACAACAACCTGATAACCGTAAGTTTCCTGGACAACTGCGGGATTCTGTGAATGCTTTTCCTGACTATACTCTTGGTCTTCTCAAGCGTCCTGGTGGTCAATTTACATCTAAACTATACGGCGCTACTCCTGAAGGTAAGTGGTTTTCAATCCTTAGGGATCAACAAGAAAAGTACGTCGCTCAATATGATGACAACACTTTCCGTGTGTGGAGCCTTATTGATAGTACATTAGGAGAAGCTGGTTCTCCTCGTGCTGTTGATATGGGAACTAATACAGGTGTTCCAGGTACCTGTAATCTCACCAATCTCAAGGCTGACCTTACTGCTTACAATGATGCAGTAGAAGACACTGCCGCTAAACTGGCTTTGCTTCATGCTGCTCAAGCTGACTATGCAGAGATTCTTGCAGGTCAGGATGAGACTCAAGAGGCACTGTTTGAAGTCTCTTACACCTATCCTTCTGGTGAAGTAGATCAAGCACTAAAGTCAGGTATTCTAAAGAATGCAAGTGGTGTCTACACTGTTAAAAACAACGACACTGTTGTAAGCGTCAGCACGACTCTTCCTGCTAACTACGCACTGGGTTCTGAGTACACTGATGAATACCCGCTGCTAGCTGCTGAAGGTTATCGTGTCTACCAAGCTATTCTGACTGTTGCTGCTGCTAACACTGCTGCTGAACTGACTGCAGCTGAGACAGCAATGAACACTGCTCAGACTAACTACAACAACGCAGTCACCGCAGAAGCTACAGCTAAAACCAACTATGATGCAGAAGTAACTAATTGCAATATTACTGCTACTCCATCTAACGGTTACCTGTACGGCGCTACCGCTGATGACATTGAACTTCTAACTCTTAACGACTACACCTTTGTCCTTAACAAAGCCAAGACTGTAGCGTTGAAGACTGCTACGTCTGCTGCTCAACCACATCAAGCATTTGTCACCATTAAAGTTGTTGGTACTGGTCATTACCGAATCTATCTTGATGGTACTGAACGTGCTACTCACAACGCTGGTAGTGGTGGTGACGTAGATGGTATCCTTACAGACCTTGCTAGTGATATTGATGGTAATACCTTTGGTGGTACTACCTTCTCTGCTACTGTAGTTGGTCCTGGTATCTACATCAGTGCTACTGCAGCTTTTACAATTAGAGTAGTTGGTGGACCGTCTGACACAGCAATGACTGTTTTCCAGGATACTGCACCGACTGTTGCTGATCTTCCTCTTCAATGTAAAGATGGTTATGTTGTAAAGATTGTCAACAGCACCGACATTGATGTTGATGACATGTACGTCAAGTTTGTAGCAGATGGTACTGCTACTTACGGTACTGGTGTCTGGGAAGAGACGATTGCTCCTGGTATTAAGTATGAGTTTGATGAGCTGACTATGCCTCATCAGCTTGTTCGTAATGCTGATGGTTCATTTACCTTTGGTCCTATTAACTGGGAAGATCGTCTTGTTGGTGATGAAACCACTAACCCTGATCCTAGTTTTGTTGGACAGAAGATCAATAACCTTTTCTTCTATCGTAACCGCCTAGGGTTCTTGTCAAATGAAGCAGTAGTCATGAGCCGTGCTGGTGATTACTTTAACTTCTGGGTAACGACAGCATTGACGGTTACTGACGATGATCCGATTGATGTAACTGCTTCATCGGTTAGACCAGTTAACTACCGCTTTGTCCTTCCGACTAGTGTTGGTTTGGTCCTGTTTAGCGACACCGAACAATTCATCCTGACTACTGACGCTGACATTTTGAGTCCTAGGACAGCTAAGATTAATCAAATGTCAAGTTATGAT